TTACTGCTCAAGTAACATCAAGACTACAAGTAAATAAAACTATAGATCCAGGATTTCCAGAAAGAAATGATGTTTACCCAATTCAACCATTTCCTGGAGATATTATTATAGAGGGTAGATGGGGACAATCTATAAGATTTGGTTCAACCGTAGATGAAAGAAGGGCATATCCACAGAGACCATTATGGAAAAAGGGATTAGGTGATACCGGTAATCCCATACTGATAATTTCAAATGGTACAAATCCTGATACAAAACCATTCAATGAATTTATATTAGAGGATCCAGATAAAGATGATTCTGCAATATGGATGACATCAGGACAAACTCTAAATTTTACACCCGCATCTTCATTTACTACTGCTGCTAATAATAGAAGTGTTGAATTACACAGAACTAACGAATTTGCTGGTAATCAAATACTACTTGCATCTGATAGAATTATTTTGAATGCTAGAAGACAAGAAATCATGGCATTTAGTGCTGAAGGGATAGGTTTATCTTCGGCAAAAGGTATAACAATAGACGGTGGACAAGTAGTAGAATTAGAATCGGAAAGAATAAATTTAGGTATAAATGCAGTTTCTCCTGTTTTATTAGGAGATAGAACACTTCAATGGCTTGGTGATTTGTGTGATGCTTTAGCAAATTTATGCACTAATATATCAAATCAAACACATCCAACCGGAACAGGACCTTCTGGTCCTCCAATAAATGCCGCATCATTTAATTTAATAAAATCGCAAATAAAATCATTGAGATCATCTCTAAAAAATTTACCAAGTGATTTAGTTTTTGTATGTGAATCACCTGGTGGACCAAGTGAAGCGGAACAACAGAAAGCCGCAGAAAGATCTACTGGAGATAATGGTTATGTTGAACCAACACCAACCAGTCAAAATGGTGGTGATCGTGCAAATTCACTTGCTGCTGAACCTGAAAATCCAAAGGTTGTTAATGTTGTAACAATGTTGGATGATATAAATAAATTAGAAAATGAAAAGAAGATAATTCTCGAAAAATTATCTGAAATTTCAGGTGCATCATTAACAGAAGCACCACCTATACCGGATCCTGATGATCCATTTGGTACTTCAGGAACATCCGGAACGGAAGGTACTTCAGGAACATCCGGAACGGAAGGTACTTCAGGAACATCTGGAACGGAAGGTACTTCAGGAACATCCGGAACGGAAGGCACAAGCGGTGTTGCTGTTGATGTAATTCCAGGAACAGTTTCAGAATCAAATCCAAATGGTATTACATATCAACAATTAGGTGTTGATCAATCAAAAATGAAACTAATAGATGGTAAGTGGAATTATGATGGTGATATAAAATTTGATAAAGAAGATTTGGCAAAAATTTCTACAAATGGTGTTGTTAAATATGAAATACCCATTCCATTTGGAAAAGTTACCGGAAAATTTGATTGTAGTGATATAGGACTTAGCAATCTTAATAATGCACCACAAGATGTTGGTGAATTTGATTGCAGTAGAAATCCTGATATAAAATCATTAGTTGGTGGTCCTAAAAAGGCAAAATCATATAGGGCAAGTCGATGCTCACTTACAGATTTAATAGGAGGACCTGATTATGTTGAAGAAGTATTGTATGTTGATAGAAATGATTTAGAAACATTAAGAGGTGCCCCAAAGAAATTCGGAACATTATCAGAACTTCAAATACAAGGAAATATACGACTAATTTCTTTGGCTGGATTACCAACAGATTATACGGGTTGGGAGTTTAGAAGATTAAACGCAAGAGAGTGTGATTTAACAGATAGAACAATTTTTGAAGGAGTAAATGAATTACGATTTAGTAAAACACTTGGTTCAATTTCATTGGGTTCACAGGTAAATGGTAGAAAACTTGATATGAAAATGATAGAGGAATTTACCGGTGCACCTTTGGTTTATGTTAGTTAATGGAGTTGTAAAATGAAAATACCCTTTGTAGATGATTTATTTCGTTCAACTATAAAATCTGATATTTCTAACGAATATCAACAAAGTAGTGCAATAGAAGGAGCAACTGGTAATTTTTTGGAAAAAGTAAAAAAGGATTTACTTCCAGATATTCCATCTTTTGATAATATAAAAGAATTATCATCAGCTGCATTGAGTTCACTTGCAACATCAATAGGTATTGATAAAAATACATTTACTAAAATAATGGATATAGCTGATACATTAAATTTATCGTCTTTAATTGATGGGGATGTTAATGCTGTAAAAACTGCATTGTTAGAACAACTTGAATTAAAAAATTTAGTAAAACATGCACTAAATCCAGATGTATTAAAAATGTTGGCAGAAAGTGTTGGTATATCTGAAAAAAATCTTGAAAATATGTTGAAAACATCATACCAAATAAAAACATTTTCTGACATAAAAAATATGGAAATATATGAAAAATTAGATACCGTATTTAAGAACAAACTAATCAAAGATAACTTTCTATCAGATCCAATAAAAACAACTGATCCTGCTGGTAATATAGAAACCGAAAGTGAAACATTATTAAAAACTGTTGTTTATGTATCTACTCTATTGTACTCAAAAGATGAAGATGATAGAAAAAAGGCAGAAGATGAAGCAAAAAAATTACAACCACAATTTTTAATACTATTTACTCCAAGTGATCCTGAACCAGATATTGATCAAAGACCTGGCAGTAGAGTTACGACTCCCAGTCCTTGGATAGAAAATTTTTCAAAAATAGATTATAGAGTTCAAAAAGTTGCTGCACTTGCTATGGGGTTTGGATCCGAAGAAGATGCTGTATTACAATTGAGAGATACCATACAACTAATAAATGAGTATAAAAAAATAGATGATGAAGTTCAACAAAAAAAAGGAGGGTTACAGGATCATTTATTTGAATTGGATAACACAACTATTCAAAATAAAAATGCAATAAATGACTATAAAGAGGAACATGGACTATCAGATAATCAATTTGATAATGCCTGTAAAATATGTTTTTCCGATGAAATGTACCCCAAAAAAGATGAAGATACTATGTGTACTGATGATGTTCCTCCTGATTTTGATAACCAATTTGATGAAGACGATCCGTCATGGATATTGGGATTGGATAGTAAACTCGTAACAAGAGATGAAACTACAAATGAAATAGTGGCATACAATGGTGATATTATTTTAACAGGCAATAAAGATAAAATCACCGGTAAATCATTTACAGACCAAATTCCATTAAAAATACCAAAAATATACGGTAACTTTATTTGTAAAGATATGAAATTAAAAAATTTAACAAATGCTCCAGATTTTGTTCAAGGTAATTTTGATTGTTCATTGAATGAATTGACATCATTAGCTGGTGCCCCAAAACAAGTTGGTGGTAATTTCAATGCATCATATAATTTTTTACAAACAATAGAAGGTTTGCCAACAAGTGTTGGTGGAAACATTGACCTTAAAAATAATGATTTGGAAAATCTTGATATATCATATCCCGTTACTCTTGTAAATAATGGTGATTTTATAGTATCTGACAATTTCCTGGCAAATCTACAATCTGGTGATATAACAGGAATAGGTACACTTGATGTGTCAGATAATAAATTGAGAAACACAACATTAGTTGAGAATTGTTTACTTCGTATTAAAAAAGGAATTATTGCAACTGATCAAATTTCTGGAATAGTTGATATTAAAACATTAAGAGATAAATTTGGTTCTGATTTGAGATATGAAGTTTAATGGAGATTAAATGGCATTAACAGATGTAGATATTGAAGAAATTGAACAAGAAGTTGATGGAACAGAAGTATCTGGACCATATCGTGCTCAATTATTAGAAAATGTGGTTATCACAGATGAAGAAGTGGAACTTGCTTTAGAAGATACAAGACCGGATGATTGGTCAGACAATCTTGATGGTACTTATCAAACTTTATCTGCTGAAGGAGCCGGTGCTATAAGAGGAAACGGTTCAAGTAGTATTATCAAGTCACCATGTTTAAGTTCGGATAATACTGGAGGAAATACTAATGGAGGTGGAACTGGAGGAGCCGGTGGTGCTGGAGAAACTGGAGGTGGAACTGGAGGAGCCGGTGGTGCTGGAGAAACTGGTGGTGGAGCAGGTGGAACGGGTGGAGGAGCCGGCGGTGCTGGAGAAACCGGTGGTGGAGCCGGTGGAACGGGTGAACCAAAAAAACCTGAAACACAAGTTCAAGAAACAAATTTTGTTCCAACTGCAACAACTGGAGGAGAACCACCACAATCAACTGGTAGAGTTCTTGGACCTGTTGTAAAACTTCCTGGTAATTTATGGTATCAAGAATTTACAATGTTTGCTGTTGCCTATGGTGGAGTTGCAAATTTGAAAGCTGTAACACAAAAAACACAAGGTAAAGAACGGGTTTCAAATTATCAAAAGGCACAAGGAGATGAAAAGGCATATGTTGAACTAGGTACATCGGGACTAAACGGTATTCAGTATCAATTCCCCAAGCAAGATTGGGGTCCAAGATGGATAAATTTTAGTTATTTTGAAGAACCATCTACTGGTTGGGCATCGGGACAACCAACTGGACCATTTATTATCAATGGTAAAAACTATGGTGCTAAAACAGCAAGTAGAAAATATCTTCCAGTTTTATATTGGTTAAAGGGTGATCCCCATCCAAAACTTGCAAAATACGCAAAAGATATATTTGTTGCTAAAATTGCCAACCCACCTCATGCTCAAAATGCACAATCACAGGCAAGTTTTATTGGTAATATAACAATAGCAGTTCCTGGAGCACAACTTGTAGTTAATGGACATAAATCAACTGGTTCTGCAGGAGGATCATTTATTGGAAAAACAAAGGATCAATCAGGTACTGTAAATTACTTTGCTGGTATAAAAACAAATTCTGCTTCAAAACTTATGATTGATGAAATGACTTCAAAGGGTAAGACGATTGAATGGATGATAAGTGCAGATCCTGGTGGATCATACCAATTTCATTCAGACGGACAAAAACATCCTGCAAATACAAAACGAGGTATTCCAGTTGGATTGAAGTGGTAATTCTACATTTTATCATATTTTTTCAAAATCATATTTATATTATATGAACAGGAGAAAATAGTGGCTGCGCCAAAAGAACCAAGAATAGATAAAACTTATCAATATGGTAGTTTCAAATCGTCAATAAAAGATTTGAATGCTCCACTTATTTTTTTGGTAGGTGGTCTAAATGTTCCAGTTAGTAAAGTAGCTGGAACAGCACAAGCTTTGCCTGGTGAGTATATGTGGGGTACAACAAATAAACTGGCAAAAGGATATGAAAAAGGTTTTAGTAGATGTGCTGATTTCCATGTTTACAATATCACCCAAGTTGCTAGAATTGTTGGAGGACGTAACAAATCTGATGAAACTGGAATAGCAAATTCTGCTGCAGAGTGTAAAAAAATACTATCCGATAATGGTATCACACCAACAAAAAAAATACTAGTTGGTTTTTCAAAAGGAACTGAACCATATAGAACCGTTATTCAGAATTTTGGCGGGTGGTCTAGTTGGGATTTGGTGTTAATGGGTGGAATTTATTCTGAAAATGGTGTATTACCTGGTGTAAATAATTTGGCGAGTGATTTATCAAAGTATTCAAAAAAAATGTATTATTTTACATCTAATGGTGACGGTACTTCTACCCAAGCTAAAGAGATATTAAAAAATGCCTTGTCTTCCGAACCATCACATTTCATAGAAGAACCATTCGGAACCAAAAACCATAGTGGTTTACCAAATGCAATGGCAACATGGATATTAAACAATGTATCTGTGAATAAAACTGCACAATCTTCTAATCCACCACCACATAATCCTGTATCAACATCTGGAACCGATGGAACATCTGGAACTACCGGAACATCTGGAACTGCCGGAACAGTTGGGACTTCTGGAACATCTGGAACTGCTGGTGGTAATGATGGTGGCGGTGGTGGTCAAGATGGTGGAACACCACAAGGAACGGAAGGAACTTCTGGAACAAGTGGAAATGTTCCGGTTACATCTGGAAATGATTGTGGTGATTTAACAAAATTAGATGCAAAGAAAAAGGCAGATAATGCACCAGAAGGTGCACCCGATGATGTAAAGGCAAACGATCCAATACCTCCTCCAAAAAATGCTGCTCCTGTCAGTTCTGATAGTAAATACAATCATAGATATTATTTGATACCATTGAAGGACAATCAACCTATGTCTCTTGCTGATATGGTCAAAAAGGAAAACAAATATCACAAAAGATATTGGGCATGGAGACCGGATGAAGGCAGAGGATTTGGGAATAAAAAATTTGAATATACGGTTACATCTGATACCGGTATTAGTTTAATGGCAGGACTTGTACCATATTGGCCACCACCAAAGGATGCAAATGATAATACAACTACTCCTACTATAAATGGTGAATGGAGTAATTTAATAAAAAAACAAAAAACTATTGAATCTTTTTTAGATATACCTATATTGTTAAATGTATATGATGTTGGTGTTTACAATAATGACATAGAATATATTTTTGAAGCCGGAAACGAATTACATATGACATTGATTAACAGTTCATTAGTTAGAAATAAGGGATCACAACTTGCAATAGGAGAAGCAGATAATACTGATATTGTTGAGGGTAGTAAGAAGGATTCAAGTTGGAGACATTGGCCAAAGTGGTCTGGTATATGGGTTAGTCATTGTCTTAAAAAATCTGGATATAGTTTACAATCTAACATAGAAGGTAATATAGACGATTATCATGTTGAAATTCTTAAAAAGGACAAATTGTTAAATCATCCTGGAAATAAAGAATGGAAATGGAAAGAACTTTTGGCAAAAGGAAAACAAGATTTAGTTTTCAAACCAAGTAAAATTTGGTTGGATCCAGAAAATCTAAATTCGGAAGAATTATTAAAAGATACAGGGGAAATTGCAATCTTTATTCCTGATTTTCATTTTACAAAAGACGGTGCTATAACAGAAAAGGGTAAAAAATTATTAGATAAATTGATAAAATTAAATTGGAAACTAGCAGTAATTTCTGCAGTAAAACATCATACAACTCAATCAAATCAATTGTATGCGGAAGTTTTAACATATTTGAATGGTCTTGGTGACATGATAACTATTGGTGGAAATACAACACCAAAGGGATCAGATTCTTCCGTTTCACAAGGTCATCATATTGCTATAAAAAGTACAAATTTCAAAGATTTTACACAAATATCAAACGATACATGGGTAAATGGTGCAATTTTTATATCAAATGTTAAAAGTGCTCCCGATGGACATAGAGAAGGTGGTTTGGACTCGAAAATATATGTGAGTTCTATTTTCAAAGATTACTATGAGAGAATAGATAAAGAACCTGGAAAATTAACAAGCAGAATGTATGATACATTACAACCATATATGTCACTCAAACCGGCAAAACCAGTTGAAGCAACAAAACCCATTGATTCAGCCACCGGATTTCCAGAACCAAATATACAAGAACAATTTACAGAAAAAAATCCTCCTGGAGATAATGGTGAATATGTTTCAGTATCTCCTGCTGATGGTGTTGCAAAAGGAATGCTTATTAAAATTCCGAAAGAATACTTAATGGGTGGCAGATCAACTGGAAAAGATTATTTACGAACAGCGGCAGGAAAAAGATGGATGGCAATGCAAGATGCTATGAAAGCTCAGGGATTTTCAACTACTGCAACCGATTCTCAAATGAGAATAGGCGCTAGCGATTTGCTAAGAGATGCTTCTGATCAAGTATCAATTTGGATTAAACCTGGAAAAGGTAGACCAACCGGAAATTTAATACAACCTGGACCAGGACCTTTTCCACAAGTTCAATTTTATGATTCTTGGGGAAATAATGCATTCGTTGGAACCCCACCCGGTATTCAATGGAGTGATGCAACATCAGATTTTCCAAATAAAAAGGGAAAAGGTAGTAGAACATACGGATCTTGGCATATGTGGGGTCGTGCTGTTGATATGGCACCAACAGGAACCCCAACTGCGATGAAGGGGGAAACGGATGTTAATTATTTCAAGAGAGCTGCAACAAAATCTCAAAAATGGGTAACTACTTATGGATATAAATGGGGATGGTACCCGTATAATAAAGAAGTTTGGCACGTTTATGATAATAACACACAAAAGGCAGGTGGACTCAAAGGTATAAACTTGATATAAAGATAATTATATTGTATAAACAATTAACATTTAATAAGGTGATATAATGAACAGTAGTGGTTTTTTCAAAAAAATTAGAGAAATTATTCGTGAAGAAATTGAAATTGCTTTGGAAAAAAAAGTAACTAAAAAAGAAGTAAATAAATCATCACAAAAGCGTACACTCGAACATGGTATGTCTCTTTATGCTGAGGCACAAAAAACTTCAAAAAAATCAGTTGCACCAAAATCAAATTTTAATTCAATTCAAGATATTTTAGATGAAACCAGAAGAACTCTTAATGAAAGTTCAGACATGGAAAGTGAATTTAGATTTACTGCTGATATGGCAGAAGGATTTGGGTATGAAAGGGGTAACACACCAATACCACAAGGATATTCACAACAAGAAATTCCAAACGAAGTTATGTCTGCATTAACAAGAGATTATTCTGCTCTTATGAAAAAAATTGACGAAAAGAAAGGGAGATAATAAATGTCATTTTACCGTAGAAAGAGAGAAGTTGTAAATACAGTAGTTCCTACATTAAAATATGCAAAACCTATTGGTATTACTATTCCATTTAACAATCCAAATGGTATATTCAACCAAAGTTTTACTAATGTAAGACAAGTTCTTTCTAATCTTAAAAATTTGTTATTAACCGCTCGTGGAGAACGATATATGTTGCCAACCTTTGGTACAGATATTAAAACAGTTCTTTTCGAGAACATAACAAGTGAAGAAGATTTTACAAATCGGTTAAATGGGGAGATTGAGTCTGCAATACAAGAATGGATGCCTTACCTTATTATACAAGAACTTGAAACCATAATACCAAGTGAACAAGAACAAGTTGTTGAAAAGGAACATTCCGTTGAAGTTAAACTTTCTGTAAAAATAAGTGGAACCAACATATATTTGCCCATTCAGATATTTATAGATGATACTGGAAATTTAGAAATTAAATCGTCAATAAATACATAACAGAGGCAGTTACAAATGGCTGATTTGGTAAAAAAAGATATTCGTTATTTATCAAGAGATTTTTCTTCTTTGAAACAAAATCTCATTGATTTCACTAAAAATTATTTTCCAAACACATATCAAGATTTCAATGAGGCATCTCCTGGAATGATGTTTTTGGAGATGGCTGCTTATGTTGGTGATGTTTTATCATACTATACTGATGTTACATTACAAGAGTCAATGATATTACATTCTACTGAAAGAACGAATATATTGAACATTGCACAATCACTTGGATATAAACCAAAAAATAGAATTGCAGCAAATGTTGTTCTTGATGTATTTCAGATAGTTCCTGCAAAAACAGATACCAATGGTAATATAGTTCCAGATTATGCATATGCATTTGGTATAGAACCTGGAATGGTAGTTGGTACAACTGGTGGTGGTTTTAATACGATTGAATTTAGAACTGTTGATTATGTTGATTTTAAGTTTAGTAGTAAAAATGATCCAACCGAAGTAACTCCATTTGAAGTGGATGGTAATGGTGAAGTTTTATTTTGGTTGTTGAAAAAATCTGTAA